GCTTGTTTTACCGGAGCTAGATCAGCCGGCGTTCTGCAATACCGTCGCCATCGAAGTCCACAAGCACGTACTCGATGCGCAGCCAGCCAGTGGCCAAGCTCTCGTCTGCGTTGTCGATGGTGTCATCTGCGCTGGTGTAGCGGCCATCGGTACGCTGTAGCCTGTAGTCCTCTTCCAATCCCTGAGGCAAAGCGTCCTCAGAGGCACGGAGGTCAGCGGCCTCCACATCCTTGAAGCCCATCTGCTTGAGATCGGACAGAGTGACTTCCATCACGCGCGAGACATAGGGGCAGTCGGACAGCAGTGGTGAAGTCCAGCCGCGTTTGACCATCAACTGCTCTGGAGGGAAGGCCTCAACGCAAATCTTGCGCTTCTCGACAGTCTTGGCAACCTTCACGTTGAACAGCGGGACCATGGCGCCCATGACCGGCTCTGCCGCCTCGATCTCGAAGCCTTCCTCCTCAAGCATCGCCAGAACCTCGGCCGAGGCACCTTGCAGTTCCTGGCTCTCACGCACCTGGTCAACCACCGTGCGCCACTGCACTGCACAGTTCTGGGCGATCAGCGCGTCCTTGAACGCCGTGTACAGCGTCAGGAAGCCATTGTTCTGCTTGTAAAAGACGTAGTTGCAGGTGTCTGTGGCCTGGGACGAGCCGGTCACGTCCTCGGCTGTGCGCGGCTCAAAGGAAACCGCCTCATCTGTGGACGTGAACACGTCCAGCAACTCGGGCAAGATCCACTCCACCGTGTCCTGCGTCTCGGACGTGACGATCTGCGACCAGCCCTCAAGGTCCGCATCACCAGGATACGGCTCACGGTAGTACTCGCGCATCGAAGCAAGGCGAGTGTCCCCAATGGCTTCGACGTACTGGGCGGCATCCTGCTCATTCGACTGCAGGTGCTTCAGCAGCGTGTCGTTGTCCATCTTTGCCATCACTCAGCCTTTGGTTGTCGCGGTGCGCGCTTCGGTTTGTCTAGGGTCTCTGTCTGGGCTTCTGGCTCTTGCTTGCCAGCGGCCTGCTCAATCGGAGAGAGCTTGGGGAACGGCGGGCATCCAACCCTGGCCGATCCATCGGGATAGGTGTGTGTCTCGTTCATGCGAGCATCCTTCGCTTGTAGGCGATGGGCTTGGACGCTGCCGCGTTGCCCATCTCATCAACAGCCATGGCTGCGTACCGGAACATGTCGGCGCCGTGGCTGTACTCGTCATGCAATGGGGCGCCAGGCTCTCGCGTCTGCTGGTTGATCGACCGCTGATAGCGCTTCAGGCACTCCAGCAGCCGCACTGTCTTGTCCTCATCGAAGAGCACACGCGGGAACATGAGGCGCGCGGCCTTGATGCCCTCTTCCTGATCAAGCTGGCCCAGCACAACCACGTTCTTACCCATGGCCTGCAAGGCTTCTTCTGTGCTCTTTCCGGTCTGGATGTTTCTTGCCCGGCCGTCATGCGGGATGAAGTACGTGCCGATGCGATATGGCCGCTTTTCGATCTCAGCCACGTACCAATCCAGCGTGTGGTGCGAGTCCTCGATGTAGTCAATGCACCGGACCTCAGCCCCGGACCGCTGCCAGAACCCGATGGTCATGGCGTCGTTCCAACCCAAGTCCCAGACCGTGTGCGCGCTCAGCAGCGGGTCATACGGAACGAAACGCACGCGCTTCTCGTCGTACAGCCTGGTGATCTCATGCCGATAGATCGCGCCCTCGCTGACCCGCTTTGGCTTGCCTTCCCAAATGTTGTCGTAGTTGTCCGGGTCGCGCCTCAGCGTGTCCTGGCGCTCCTTCTCCAACTCGGCGCCAAACCAGGGGTTGTCCTTCCAGTTCACCTGCCGCACAAACGAGTCATCGCGGGCGTGCATCACGAAACGCTGGTATGTCTCGTCGGTCTCCATGTCCGGGTTGAATGTCACCCAGATTTCAGAGCCCGCCTTACGAATCGTCGGCGCCAGAATGTCCCAGCTGCGCTTTGTCACCGTCTGGGCCTCTTCAACCCAGCAGATGTCGCAGCCCTCAAACGACTTGATCGACTCGACCGTGTGCTGCGCCAAACCAGCGAACAGGAAGAGACTCCCGTTGCGCCCACGAATCTCCGTCTCCAGCACCTCGAAGAACGTTCCAAGCCCCATGGCCTGGATCTGGTCGCTCAACAGGCGGTGGACCGAATCCTTGATCGACTTCTGCACTTCACGGGTGCAGAGGATGCGCAGCGGCTTCTGTGCCGCCAGGAGCAGCAGGACGCGCGCAACGCCCCATGACTTCCCAGAGCCCCGGCCACCGTGCAGCACCTTGTAGCGCTTCGGCTCCAGCAGAGGCTTGAGCTTGGTTGGGATTTCAATCGCCATCGCCTACAAACCGAACGCTCAGGCTCTGTTGGATGGGTCCGCCATCCTTGCCGGCCCACTCTTGCTTGTCAGTAACCAGGCCCAGCAGCTTGGCTTTTCCCATCGTCGCGGCCACCATCGCAGCAGCCTGCGGCTTCTCAGAAGTGCTGGCAGCAACCCGGGCCTCTTCAAGCTCCCGGATCAGGTCGTCAAATGTGATTTCATGGCGTTCAACTGCTTTGGACTGCAGTTGTTCCACCCTTGCCGCGATCTTGCCGTTGTCCATCAACTCTTTCGCTTTGCGGTTGATGCTGGCCGGCTTCATGCCTGCGGCGTCGTATGCCTGTCTGTATGCCTCAGAGGCGTTGCCCGTTTCCACGTAGGCAAGGGCAAAGGCCTCCTGCTTGATGGTCAGGGCCATGGCGGTCTCTGTTGGGTGCAGGGCTAAGCACTCGAAGGAGGGGCAGTTGAGGGGTTAGTGCCGCCCTGCGGAAATGAAAAAGCCCCGGCCATTTCTGGTCAGGGCTTTGATGCAGCCGCGCCAAACCCGGCGCAAACCGGGTTCGTCCTATGCTGCTGCTAACGATTGGGCGAACGTTATCACACGTTTTTCGGTTTCGCAATGGGCTTGGAGCGATTCTTCAGCATCGTCCTGCCGTCATGCACCAGAGCATCGAGCACTTCCAGCGTCACCCCCATCTGTTTCGCCGCAGTCTTTGGGTTGCTGGCGTAGACGTACCACCAGCGGATGGCCTGGCGGTTCTTCTGTGGCAGGTCCGCTATCAGCTTCTCCACCTCATGTGCATCCAGGGTGTTGCAGGTGCTGGATGGCTGCGGCTCCCGCTCCTTGAAGTAGCGCCACATGGGGTGGGTCATCCATGCGAACTTGCCAACCCGCGTCCATTTGGCCCAGTTCTGGAGACGGACGTGGATCTCTTCGTGCTCGGCCTTGATCAGGTTGTAGTCGACGTATGCTTTCATCAGCATGTGGGCTCCTTCTTTGCTTGCTTGTTCAGTGCTCGGTAGTGGTCACGGATGGCGATCAGCTCTTCGCGGGTCCATTTGCGGATTTCGTTATCGGCTTCCAGGGCCTCGACGCGCTCCAGCCCGATGCGGCCAATCAGCCTGATGCGGTAGTCGATGGCATTCCCCGCGAGGAATTGGTTGTCGTGCTTGGACTGCGCGTGGCAGTTGTCCTCGTTGAACCGAAGGTGCGGCGCGGCGCCCGTGGAGCGGTAGTGGCCAGCGTCCACGGCGTTGCCAGACCAATCCAGCGGGCGGCCGGAGCTGATGCAGTCATGGCCTGCTGCCTGGTCGCGGGCGCGGATGTAGGCGTTGAAGGCCAGCTGCGCCTCCCTGGTCAGCTGCGGGATCGTCTTGATGGCCTCTTTGCGCCGGCGCGTATCGGCCTTCTCGACCCGTGCGGCAATGCGCTCCTGCTTGAGGCGCTTGCGCTCGGCCTTGGCGCCCTCGGCTTCGGCGTAGGCGTCGATGCAATCTGCATGTATGCGCTGGCCGGCTTCGAGCTTTCCTTTGCAGTGGGGGCAGCGTGTGCGGCGGAAGGTCATTTACCCCTCCAGATAGCGATTCCCAAACCAACCAGCGCGGCGATGGCGAACCCCAGGGCGAGTTCGGCAGGCCAATGGGGCGCGGAAACGACCAGAAAGGCCACCATCCAAAATTCGCTGTCCTTCATTGACCTCCCTCCTGCGCCTTGAACTGCACGCCATGGGCCGCCCCGAAGGCATACAGCCACTCGATGAAAGCCGCGCCGAGCTTCTTGCTGAAGCCGCGCGACTGGGTGCCGAGCACCACGATTTCCTTGTGCAGCCCGCGGCCCATGCGCAGGTCGCCGAACTTCGCCCATTCATCAGCCAGCACGTCCTGCGTCTCGATCTTGAAAGCCGAGATCAGGATGCGCTTCGCGTCGTCGGGGTCTGCCAGGTCGCCACCTATGTGCTGCGCGATTTGGGCAATCAGGCCGTGGTAGTGGCGGTTCTGGGCGTCGGAGCGCGTCTCCGGGCGCAGCTCAGCAACCATGCGCTTGCCATCGCGCACGGCCTCCTTGGCGTTCTTCCAGAGGAAGCTGATGGCCTTGTGGGCTTGGTTTTCTTCCCACAGGCTCAGGGTGAGGCGGTCAGTCATGACTTCACCTCCTCGCGCCTGCACGGGTCCGGCTTCCAGGTCATGCGCCTGGCCTTGATGGTCCGCTTGCCCAGGGCAATGGCCTTGAGCACGCGGTGCCGGCCGTCGGCGATGGAGCCGTGCCAGTCCAGCAAGATGGGGCAGTCCAGGTCGGCGTCCATGCACTGCTTCACGTGCCGGGCAAGGCCAAGCATGTCGCAGTCCCGCCATATCACCTGATCCAGATCGATCCCGGCCAGAGGCATGTCGAAAATGGGCAGTTCCTTCGCGTCGTCCAGCAGCCTGGCCACCGAGTACCAACCGCCCTTGCCGTCGTGGTAGTAGTCCTGCAGGGGCTCGTTTTCTCTGAACTTGACCTTTGGTGGCTTCTTCATGCCTGAGCCCCCTTCCCCGCCCGCACCATGTCGGCCAGCTCGTCAGCAGGCTTGATGCCGTACTGCAGCTCCAGTGCCAGCTGGGCGTAGTGGATGACCTTGCGCAGATCCTCGGCGCCGTTCTTGGCCTTGT